CTACTGCCGTTATGTCTCCTGAACCTGCACCAAAACCCTGTGCCTCTATGTAATCATAAACCACATCTCCTGTGACTAGCCCTGCATTACCATTAGCAACAGCACCATCGCCCGCTAGTGTCGAAGCTGTTCCTAATCCCAAGTTACTTCTAGCTGTACCTGCATTAGTCAAATCAGATAAGTTACTAGACTTTACTAATTTTTGACCTAATGTTGTTGCAGTAGTAGTTGCGAAATTAGCATCATCACCCAATGCGGCTGCAAGCTCATTAAGCGTATCTAATGCGTCAGGTGCGCTATCAACAATACTTGCTGTTTTGCTATCCACATAAGCTTTGATTGATTGCTGTGATGCTGCTGCCGTAGCACTATTAGTAGCCATATTATCTTCGTCAAGAAGAGTTAGCTGAGTGTTAGTATCTGCTGTCATGTCATCTACTACGAAATTAATCCTACCGTTTGTATCATCATAAGTAACACCGATTCTTGTTTCAGTACCAACCAACATACCGCCAACAATATCTTGAACTTGTTCAGTAGATAGTTGAGTGTTTGTATTTGTATCTGTTGAGGCTATTGTTACCGAACCACCGCTTTCGCTAATTGTAACATTAGAACCAGCAGTAAAAGCAAGTGTTTCTGATGCCCCTAATGTATTTCCACCTGCGGTTACAGTCCTAAACGTATTGTCATTAGCGGTCATGTCATCTACTACAAAATTAATCCTACCATTTGTATCGTCATAGGCAACTCCTATTCTTGTTTCTGTACCTACTAACATACCGCCTACTATGTCCTGAACCTGTTCGGTGGATAATTGAGTGTCAGAAGTTGATATTGTTCCGTTAGATGATGGAATTGTAAGACTTGATATATCGTTGCCGTCACTACCTTGAAACCTTAGAATAGCACCGTTTGATGCGGCACTTGCTGTTTTTACAGTAAGTCTAGTGCTTGTATCTCCTAACAATTGAACGGAATTGTTTAGTTGAATATCACCCGATACTGCTGAGATAGTGACGGTATCTGTTGAGGGCGTGGTAGCAATCGCAAGATTTCCTGAAACTGCAAGGGTAAGAGTATCGGTTGTTCCATCTGCTACAACATCAGACGACCCACTTACTGATATGGTGCTAAAAGCGTTCTGATTGTTTTCACCGCCCGAACCCGCAGCTACCCAAGTAAATCCACCACTAGCTGAATCATAACTTAGAAGATGATTATCTGTTGCTGAATTGGTTGCGTTTAGGTGTGATTCATCAACAGCCCCATCTTTTAATTCCGAGCTATCAATAGCATTAGCATCAATCTGCCCTGCGGCAACTGAGTCAAGAGTAGCTAATGCACCAAGAGCTGAACCGCCTAGATTTATTGCATCTGCATATAATACCCCATCAATATATGCGTCTTTGAACTTGAAAGTGCTAGAACCTAAATCGTAATCATTGTTTGTTGCAGGTCTTACAAACCCATCATGAAAATGGATTTGATCATTACCCTCAACTACAACCATCAATCCTTTTCTTTGATTTGTATTATCGTCTATTGCGGCTCTAAGTCCGGTACTTTGAAAGCCTGTCGCATAAAATGAATAACTTGGATGTGTATTCGCACCTGTTCCTACACGAATTATACCATTGTATTGACCACCTACTGTTAGTAATTCCGTGTTATTAGAAGTTGTATATTTCAAACCCTGATCGCCTGTAATGCTTGTGCCGTTACCAAATGCAACTTGTGTATCAGCTATGCTTCCTTGAATCCCAGTTGCAGCGGCAACAAGATCTATTGTTCCATCTGAATCTTGATATGTAGCTGTAATATTTGTTTCAGTATTACTAGAAAACATAGCACCAACTATATCTTGCACTTGTTCATTTGACAATTGAGTGTTTGATGTTGAATAATTTTGTGCTGCTATGTAATCAAACACAACATCTCCTGTAACTAAACCTGCATTACCGTTAGCTACAGAACCATCACCTGCTAAGGTTGCGGCTGTTCCTAACCCTAAATTGGTTCTAGCTGTTCCCGCATTTGCTAAATCTGATAGATTACTAGCCTTTGCGAGCTTAGTGCCAATACTTGTAGCAATTGTTGTCGAGAATGAAGCATCATCCCCTAAAGCCGCAGCCAATTCGTTTAACGTATTCAATGCACCCGGAGCCGAATCAACTAATCCAGACACTTCTGCATCCACATACGCCTTGATAGATTGCTGACTTGCTGCTGATGTTGCACTATTCGTAGCCATGTTATCTTCATCTAACAAGGTCAATTGCGTGTTAGTATCAGTTGATGTAATCGTTACTGCACCGCCACTCTCACTAATACTAATGTTTGAACCTGCCGTGAAAGCTAAAGTTTCGCTAGTGGAGAGTGTATTGCCACCCGCAGTAATTGTTCTAAATGTATTATCATTTGCGGTCATGTCATCAACGACAACATTTATTTTACCGTTAGTATCATCGTATGTTGCTGCTACCCTAGTTTCGGTGTTAGAAGCAAACATACCACCTACAATATCTTGGATTGTTTCTGTAGCTAAATTGATTGTAGCATCGCCTGTATTCGCACCACCAGTGAGATTTGTTCCGGCAATTACCGCAGTTATATCTCCGCCACCTACACCAAAACCATAGGACTCAATCTTATCGGCAATAGCCGCAGAAGTCATCAATGAAGTGTCATTATCGGCAAAGGACTCACTACTAATCTGAAGGCTATTAGCTGCTAATTCACTCACGGTCAAACCACTAACATTTAGGGTAACTGTTCCCGATGAACCACCACCAGACAACCCCGTTCCAGCTACAACACCTTCTATATCTGCTGCATTTGTAGCTATTGTAATCGTTTCTCCACTATGATCTAATGTAATATTAGTACCTGCTACAAGAGTAATGTCGTCATTACCTGAACCACTACCCCCTGCTGTAAGGCGAATAATTGCATTATCACCTGAATCAACAGCACTAATCGAATAGGTTGTATCTGTATCTGTTACAGATTCAGTAGCTGAAGCTATACCTGTTACATGACCATCTGAATCAAGAGTAATATCTTGTATGTATGTTCTGCCACTATTATTAACTGAGTTTGCACCACTTATGTTAGGATGAGCTGAAGCTATTGTTATCTGATCGGGTGATGTTGAAGTATCTGGTGTTAAGGTAATATTAGACCCTGCTACTAATTTAACAGAAACTGTGCCTGAACCACTACCCCCTGCTATTAAATCAATAAGAGCATCATTTGAGCTATCAGATGCAGCTAAGGTATAAGTGGTGTTTGTATTACCAGATGAAGTATCTATTGAATCCTGTAAATCATCTAATGTCATGTATTTCCATGAAGATGCAGATTCATCCCAAAGGAGAATCTTATCATCGGTAGCATCTGATGATTCATTTAATTGAGTTAAAGAAGCAGGGTCAGTAAGACCTAGTGTATCTCCTGTAAGCGTTAATGGTGAAGAAACTGCAAGATTAGTGTTAGAGCTAATGTCTATACTAGATAATGTAGCCAACGAACCTAATCCTAAATTGCCTCTTGCTGTAACTGCATTTGCTAAATCTGATAAATTACTTGATTTCGCAAGTTTAGAATTAACTGTATTAGTTATAGTGGTATGAAATGAAGCATCATCATTGATTGCCGCAGCAAGCTCATTGAGTGTATCTAACGCACCCGGAGCTGAAGCTATTAAATCAGATACTTCAGCATCAACATAGGCTTTGATTGATTGTTGGGAAGCTGCGTGAGAAGCTGAATTAGAAGCCATATTATCTTCGTCTTTCAAATCCAGATTCAAAGTGACTGTTCCTGACGTTCCACCGCCCGACAATCCTGTTCCAGCTACAATTGATGTAATGTTCCCCGCACCTGTTGAATAACCATAGGATAGAATCTTATCTTGTATAGCGGCTGAAGTCATTATAGTAGTGTCATTATCTGCAAAAGACTCACTACTAATTTGAATACTGCTTGCCGCTATTTCTGATACTGTAATCCCGCTAACATTCAAAGTCACCGCACCGCTTGAGCCGCCACCACTAAGTCCTGTTCCAGCGGTCACACCAGTAATATCTCCTAGCTCTTGAGTAGTCCAAACACCATCTATTGCTACAATTGCATGATTATTAGTAGGTGAAAGGTTAGCAAACTCAGTAAGTTGTGGATCATAACTTTGCCATATATCCGCACCTACTACATCATTAGTTGATGGATTGATAAATGATACCTCGCTACCTGCCGATAAACTAAATGTAATTACTTCAAATTGCATAGTATATCTAAACAATTTCTTAGCACGGTCTGATAAGTCTGTTCTTGTTTTGAAAATAATACGATCTATGTTTTTACTATCTCCTTTTCTAAACCCATGCAAGATTCTTCTTACTTCATTTCTAATTTCAGAAAGGCGAGTGCGACTTTTTACGGTACGAATATCAATGGTTAAGTTAATGTGTTCATTTACGAAGTCATACAACAGCTCAGGTTGGGATTCATTATGAGCTGTTTCAAATATTCTAATAACATCTTTATCTTGTAATCGAACTCTCTTACCATCGCCTTTGTCAATGTTAGCAATATCTTGTATTGATGGCTTAGGTGCTTTCGACCAATTAGCATCAAGGATATTGACAAGTATTGCGATTGCATCAGTCACTCGGCATCACTCCATCAAAGGGCTTCATGGCTTCCCTTAAATTATTGGTGAAGGCATGAGCTTCTAATTGCTTTTCAACAAGACTTTCTATTTCGGCATCAGTATAATTTAATCCATCTTCAATTGAAGATTGTGTTTCAGTCGCAATTAATTTTTCTCGAACACTTGGCATTTTAGTAACATAGTCATCCATAGCGGAAACGAGCTTTTCACTAGCCTTAGCTAAATCTTTGAAATAGCCATCCACTCAACCACCTACCCCCGCAACGATAATGGTTTCTTGATACGGGATAAGAAGTCTTTTTGTTTCTTCATCTAACTTCTGTATCTTAGCATCAAGAGATACATTTTGAGTGCCTTCTGGGAATAAAGAAGTATAATCATCTGACATTAGTATATCTCTAACTACTAGCTTTGTGCAAACATCTTCAATAACTTTGTCTAAATATCTTTCACCATAGATATATGATACTTTTAGACTGTGATTTTCAAAGAAAGGATATTGATTATTGAATAAGATTGCACCGTTATCTTCGATAGACCACCAATCTTTTTGCCTTTCTTCATCTATTATGTCTGTTTTGAATCGGTATTGTTTTATTTTTCCTACAACCGCAGTAGCAGATGCACCCGATCCACCACCACCATTAAATGAAACGGTAATATTTGTATCTGTTGATAAATAAGCCGAACCCGGATTAGAGATAGTAAGTTTAGTTATAGCACCATTTGTTACTGTTGCAGTAGCCGCAGCATTCACACCTGTTCCGCCTGAAATACTTACAGAAGGGGCAGAAGTGTATCCTGAACCCCCACTATCTACTATAATATCACTCAATCCCCCCACATTTGAGGCGAAACTTGATGTTAAATCGGTGGTAATTGTTATAGTATTATCATCTCTTGAGCATAAAGCCACATGATTAACACCATTCAAGCCTTCAATGTAATACAATCCAGACCCTTGAACCATACCTGCTGCATCAGATGTGGTGAATGATGTTGTTGGTGTGCCTGTTTCGGTTAGTAAATCAACAGCAATTTCATTTCCTTTATCAAAAAGAAAACTATTTCTTTGGCTAACAGCAACGGTGCTATTCGTTCCATCTACGGCTTCTCTCATACTACTAATAACAACAACGCCATCACCTTCATCGCTATTACCCGTAGCTAGATATTCGTTAGATATATTGAGGTTAGAACCATTTTGTGTAAGGCTTCCAATTTGAATTGCAGCTTTTGAAGTATCAGAATCTTCATTAATTAAAGAAGCTATTTCATCAGCTACAGATTTTTTACCAAAATCTCTAATCCATTTTGTAGTTGATGATGCAGATGATTGAGCTGCTTGTAATGTTCCTACATGAGCTACATTCGGGCATAAGAATATCTTATCTGTATCTGACATTTTATGCGTCTTATCAACATGAATCTCCATTCTACCTGCGGCCAACTCTCTGTAAAAATCACCTTGCCAAACACCCATTTTTAGAATCTGCCTAATACTTCTATGATTAAGATAAACTGCACCTACATAATCTGTGTAATATCTCCTACGATATGGTTTGAAAGTTGTGAAGTTTTTGTATTCATCTACTACGATACGAGGCCGCCAAGCCATTCTTGTGATTGTATCAATGTAATCTTGTCTTTTCTTAATTAGATTTTCAACACCAGATTTTGTGATTCCTCTTTCATTACTATCGGTCAATATACTTGCAGGTTGAACAAAAGCATTGTTCGCAGTAGTAAATGAATTATTTTGTGATTCGGGTGCTAACAACCAAACTAAACCACTTGAACCTGCTGATTGTGTTCCATTCAAAATATAATCAATACCTTTAGCATTCAAATCATCATAGACTTTTATGGTATCTCCTGATACAAAACCCCACCTTCGGTAATCTGCACCAGTTATCGGGATACGAATATTATTGCCGGATATTGATGTATCACCGCCAAGAGCTACGGGTTCAGTAGCAGGTAGCTGAAGGTATTGCACTACTTTAGCTACTGTGCTATAAGCCAATGCGTCTGGATACAAAGGCTGACTTGGCCTATGTCCGGGATTGAATGTTCTCGGCATTCTTCACCCCTCCATCACTCCTTCCATGTGCTAGGTGATGAATCACGGTCTGATTCCATAGACCTTCTTCGCAACTTGCACCTGTTAGCAGGGTTTCTAGGATTCTTACCGCATCGCTCACCTGTTTCAGCACCACATTGAGGACAGGGTGCAGCTTTAACGACACCCCATGCCTTTTCAAAAGAAGCGTATTTTTTCTTGTTTGCCTCTTTCACATCAGGGGGGCAAGTGCAAAGCGGAGAATCTGGAACATCGCAAAATCTTCCGCAACAAGGGCCAGCTTCTTCACTCATGAATACTTCCCCATATTGTAATCCATCTTACCACCACACCCTGCACAGGCGGGAGTCCAACAGAAATGTAGTAGCCCACAGTCGGTGCATCTTGTACCCGCACCTATGTTCTGAATATCAAATCTTTCTCGGCCTCTAGTTTGAACCCGGACTGTATGTGAATCCTTAGCCATGTTATCTTTGCTAAAGATTGACTGGTCGGATCGAGTTGAACCTGTTTTTAATTCAGCTAGACGCTTACCACGCCTTTTTTCTATCTCCAATGCTTCTTGAAGATTTATTTCACCTAATTGTAGTCCCATAAGGCAAGCCTCTCTTAAGCTCGCCCGCCTGTAACCGTGATGTATGCAATAGCTGTTGATATATCTCCTGACGCTACTGCATCAAGAGCTGCACCATCAGCACCTGCTTCAAAGGCTAGAAGTTTTTTGTTTGCCCTATCATAAGAAAAAACGTATCCGGTAGTGCTTGATTCCACATGAGCTGTATCTATGTTAGCCACATACTCAGTAAGATCTAATGCCTCACCACCTGCCCCTGCCCATGATGAGTCGGGGGTGACTTTCAATGCAACCGATAAGCGATTGCCACTAACATTCGTTCTTCCTAATTGCTCTACGGTAAGTGCCATACAAAACTATTGTTAAGACAATCCTATTTAATAAGTTTCAAAAAAAAAGCCTTTATTCGTAGATTAAGACCAATCTTATCGAGCCGCCAGTATATGCACCTGCGGCTACTGCAAAGGTAAATGTTACAGCTCCACATACTAACCCATTCCAAGCTGAGGGCTCATCTATGACTACCCCACCAGTAGTTGAACTGCTCGGTGCGCTGACTGTTAGAGCCAAACCACTTGTAGCTCCGGCATCTGCATTCATGTTGCCGCCTTCCGAAGTTTGGAAGTGAAGAGGGGTGTTGCTTGCGGTTCTAAAATCAAGAGCTGCAAGAGTATCACAGTAAGGATATTCATTACTACTCGAATCTTCTATATCCATTGTAAGCTTCATTGAACCAGAAGTTGCACCTACTGAGCCATTTGCAGTTACCCTGCTTGGATCAAGTATGATACGACCTATTTTACCATTCATAATGACAGTAGTAGTTACACTATTTCCTGAAGCGGTTGGAATATCAACTACTTTACGGTTAATGCGTTGCCTTGAGGCATATCTGCCATCTCCATCGTCAATATCTGTGAAATTATCGGTCACTCAGAAGCCCCCGCTAAAAATTGGCGGGCTTTTCCTGTTAGCGATGCTTTTGTATCGGTATTGATTGTAGGTATTCCCCTTGAACCACACCAATTTTGCATTTGAGCCCTTGTCATTCCTGATGAAAAACCAGCTTCTATCAACATTTCATCGGTTACATCGTCAGCAGTTAAACTTGAAGATTCACTTACTATTTCTGGAACTTCAGGAAGAAGGTCAGAACTTGTTATAGTAGTTGTTTCTTCAACGATTGGTTCAGGCTCAGGTTCAGGTTCAGGCTCAGGCTCAGGTTCAGGTTCAGCTACAGGAGCTGATTTCTTAGCCGCTTCTTGAAGAGCTTTAATCATTTCTTTGCCTTGTGATTTTGGGGTTGCCCCCGTTACAATCCACATTGTAGTGCCGTTAGCAATAGCGGGTAGTATCTCTTGTTCTATCCACCAATCGGGAATATCATCCCGGCTAACGCCTCTAGCAAAGCCATACCGAACACCATTTATTGATAGCTCGGTGTATGCCTTTCCACCTGCATATTTTAAGGTAAGAGCCACAGGCTCACCTCAAGCATATAGTAATGTCAATCTGTGCGTATCGCCAGCTGTTCCGCTTGCTGTTGTGAAAACTACTGTTGCACCTGATGTATGAGATAGTGTTGCATCTTCAAAACCACCTGAGTTATTGTGTAGTCCAAGAACCGCTAATGCTGCTGTTCCGCTTACGCCAGTTATACCTGTATCAGTTAAGTCAAAAGTTGTTGCCGTACTTGCTGATGCACATACAAGATCCACTACGAGTAGCTTCAAACCACCCTCAGCATTTCCAGCAGATACACCTGCTATTCCGTTCAACCATGCGGTTGAGCCATCTCTCGTTCCCGCCCATAGTCCTGTATCCAAGACTACTGAGCTGCTTGCTTCTGTAATATTTACGTTTGCCATTTTTTATTCACCTCTTTATCTCCATATCTCCAAAGCACCTAAGCACTCAAGTCCCTCACTTTACCATGCGCACCATAGAACAGTTGCCAAAGGTCGCCCATAGTATGGAACATACCCATTTGACCTAGCCTGTTGATTCCAAATGGATCGCCAGTTTCAATACCAGATTCGTGATATAGAGTAGGTTTAGCTGTGCAGAAATACATATAATCTGTATCCATGTAGTATAGACGACTTAATCCGCCACCATCTTCAACTACATCTTTAGAAGGAATTAGAGGAACACCGTTGTATGTTGCTACGATGAAACCAGCTTCCATACCGGGAACACCTTTTACACCATTTACGCCGGGTGTGACTCTCTTCATCTCAGTAAATCTTTGCTGAGGTTGTAGTAGTTGTTGGATTTTCTCAAGTGTGTCATAGCCAGTTAAGATAACTTTTGGCTGACCTCCACGTTCCCATACACTTCGGAACATACCGTCAAGGATGTTCAAAGTTAGTGGTCTTTGAGCTGATGTTGTTCCCGCATCTACGTTAGCATCATACCATTGTCTTGAGCTTCCATCGTCTGCTCTATCAATATTGTATTGCTTGTGGTCGCCAGCAGCTATATCGCTGAAGCTTGTAGTTTCAATGTTAGTAGCAGATATGCAACGATCTAATGATTCAAAGTCATTTAATGTAGTTGAACGGTTGCTTACATCGCTTAGAAGCATTTTATTGATAACTTCAGCGTGATGTTTAGCCATTTCCATTTTCATAACAGCTCTTGCATCTCCAAGACCGTCATCTTTGTCAGCCAAGAACATAGCTGTTTCTGATAGGTCAAAGGTATGAGCTACTGTGCGTGGTTTGTCGCTGACATGAGCAAACTCAGGCTTGATTGTATCTGGTAGTGTTCCGTTCTCAGGAAGTCCACCACCTACTGCACCTGCATTCGGTTTGCCTGTGACGACTCTCCATCCAGATTTTTCCCATGGTTTCTTTGGTAGTATAGAAAAGGCGTTGAACTCTTGGTTGAGTTGCGACCATACCTTTCTACCAAATATTGCTTGGTATGTACCTGTGGTGGTACTCATTAAAGGCGAATCTGCCTTCAAAAGGTCTGTACCGGAATATGCCCATGCGTTAGCACCTGCACCAGCTCCGTAGTATAGCCTCTCCATATCTTCAATCGTGCGTATGTATCCTCTCGAACCACTCATATTTAGTCACCTCTTCTTACAGCCCTACGAGCTAAATCTTCAACAGCTCTCCATCCATCAAGATCAGTACCCATAGCTGCGTACTCTTCATGTGTAGGGACTCTAATGTCAGTTGGTTGAACTACAACGGATTTTTGTATTTCGTTGTTAGTAGTGCGTAGGTTTGCGATTTCATGCTTTAGTGCATTAATTTGCCCTGAGTAATCTCTCGACTTCTGAACTTCTAAAGCTCTTGCAGTTTCAGCTTGGTATCGAGATTCCCAATCGCTTTTTACCATGCCTTTGAGGGATTCTTCATCACGAAGGCTTGCATAAGCCCTGTAACCTTTTTCAAGACCAGCAGGGGTAATTTCACCAGATGATGCTTTTCTAACTCTGCGAGATTTGATTACGTTTTTATTTCCAGATGGACCTTTGTAAGCCATGTTAGAAACGCCCGGTTGCTTGATAACATATTTATTTCCGCCCGGTGCTGCAAGAGCAGGGTATGAAGGCTCAGAAGCATCTTCACCGCTTCCTATTTCATCTCCTTGACCTCTATGTGTATGACCGCTATTGCCATCCACACCAGCTAAGTATGCTTTTTCAAGACCAAAATGGCCTCTTAGTTTGTCAAGATCAATTCCTTGCTCATGTGCAAACTTCTCAAGAGTATCAATGTAGGCTACTGCCGTATTGTTCTCAGTTGTTGTTTTTTCCACCGTACCTGTATCCATGTGTTTCAATACACGGCTTAGGCCATCTCTTATTTCACTTAATGCTTCACTTTCAGTCATTTTTTCACCTTTATTTATTATTTCAGATTCATCCATCTTAAGGATTGTATAACGAGCTTCAGGATTAATCCCTTTCTTACATAGAGTAACCTCATGTAATTCTAGCTCGGTAATCTCACGGTGGGATCCATGTTCTGGTGTATGCTTTGATACACGGAACAATGCTTGCCCTCCTATTGAAAAGGCTCGAAGGTCGCCATCTCTAATTTGATTTTGCACCTCTCTTGCCTTCTGTATGTCGCTTCTTATCTTACAAACGACAAAAAGGCCGTGGTCATCAACTTCTGATTTCCATACTCGACCTTGTGAATCTGAATGGTCGGCTACAACCTCTCCGACTTGTATTCCGCTATGTGCGAGCTGAACATTTCTAAACGCTTTATTTTCCATAAACTTAGAAAAAGCTTTTTTCAATGCCTCGCCCGGTATTCTATCACCCTGCTTATCTACCATATCTACACTAGCATATCCAGCGATGTATAAATCACCACCAACTTGAGACTTCAAGATGAAATCTGAGCCGACAGCACTCCACTTAAGAGTAGGTTGTAATACAGCCTCTGCGGTTGCCATTGGTGAACTATCGTTATTCAATGGTATATGAACAGTAGGTTGTCAATGCTGACAGGATATATTAGACTGAATCCGTGCGAATCGTGGGTTGTGCCTCTAATTCGCTGTTTTTTTCATTTTTTTCTTTAATTGGGATACGCATTATAACTTTATCACCTTCAAACTCTATTTGCGGTTCTTCAACATCTGCTTGAGGGTCTAAAGAAAGGTTAGGGATTTCCAATTTATCACCTTCTCTATCACGATTTATAGGGTCAGCAAAAGTAGTATTATTTTCATCTGTTATTTCAGTAGCTCCTGTGGGTGCTGTAATGTCTGCTTGCATACCTGCCCAAGCCCCACCATCTCCTGATGCTCTATTCATTCTAGGAAAAACAAACTTTTCAACAACAGTCGTATCAACTATATCATCATCAATAGCTTCATTCAAAGTCCATTTGTCATCTTCTGTTTGTTCAATTCCGTATTCACCACCAAATCTCAAAAGATGATCGTGTTTTAATCCTTCAACTCTTTCTTCTAATTCTTCTGATGTTAATGATTCTTCAGCATTGTCTATTGCTTCTCTAACGTGACCCATAAGATGGTGAACGTCATCGCCATCATCATCATCATCAATAATAGCTGGTGCTTTTACTAGCTTTCTTTTCTTTTTCTTAGTAGCTACAGAATGAACAGGTTGGTATGTTCCTTCGGTAGTTGATGACACCATGCCAACACCTGCACCTGCACCGCCACCTGCACCGCCACCTGCACCGCCACCTTCTTTGAGTAAGAAAGCAATCGGGGGAGTCCAAAGAACTTCTTGTGATTGAGCTTGTTTTACTAAATGAGGGTAGCCTTCGTATCTATCAATATATATTCCATGCTCATCATTTCCTAGCTTCACCTTTACAGGTGCTAATATTTCAGGATATTCTAATATTACAGTATCGCCTTTAATCATTACTTCAGGCAAAGGTGGGTATATTTTTGTTTTAGATATGTCATCATTAGCAAATAATATCCATTTTGGATGTAATTCTTTTTCTTTAATAAAAGTGGATGTAGCATCTCGGACTAAAAACTCGCCTCTATCAAAAGAAGCTATTGCTTTAACTAACCCTTCATCATCTGAATTAACACAATTAGAAGGTGCAGGGAAGTGAACATTGTCAGTTGAATGGTATAATGTTCTTAATACGTTAATTCTATCTTCTAATGGTTCAAAAGATAAATCAGATCCTTTATGGACTAACAAATCAATTACATTTAACGTGCTATCGTCTAAATAAGCATCAAACGTAAAATCACCTTTCATATCTTTGAGGTCTTTTGAAATTGTATTCGGAACACGGGGCTCTATTGATTTTCCTCTTTTTTCAATAAGCATACGTTCTCCAGATGGTTTATGTTGAACTATCCAATCACCACTAAATCCTTTCAAAGTAGTCAAATCATCTATGTCTTTCACCACATGAGCTGGTGTAATTAGCTTATTACCAAATACGCCAGTCGGTTCGTAATCATCATCGGATTTATGTAAATCGGTTACGAGAGATGGATAACCCGTGTGATTAGATGTGAGCAATCTAATATCTTCATCTTTTGTTTGTATTGGTTTTTTACTATATGCAGGGTCTATCATACGAACATGACCTTCATGTGCTGTCCTTTGCATAATTGTAAATGGCTGTTCAGCTAACGAGAATGTTATTCCAGAGCTTAAATCGTCAGACCAAATTAAAGTAGCGGGCATTCTATGACCCCAAGCATCAGTATTACCTGTATTGTAAATAGGTGGAACTACACCCATAGATTCGGGCGATACAGGGCCCAATGTTCCCTCTTCTGATGATAGTTGGCCGGAATTAAGATTAGGTAATGACATTACTGAATGCCCACCTGAATCACCATACTTCATCAAAGAATAATTTGCTGCCGCCATGAGCTGTTGAATATTTCCTCTAGCTATGGTATTAGATTCAACATCAGCCCAAGCATTTTCATCAAGGCTTCCAATAAATACTTCAGAACCCAATTGCTGATTGACAATACCTGCAAGCCTCATGGCTTCTCTTGTCAATGCTTTATCTGCATCTTCAAAAAATGAATTGTGAAGTTTGTGAAAATCGGGATTAGAATTAGGATGTTCTAAGCCGATAAATTGAGCTAAAGGCGCACCGTGTTCTCCTATATTCATCATAGCCCTACCAAAAGGTGCAATCATGTATGCGTCATGTGGTATTGTCATCATTGAACCTTGAGATTCTATTTCAGATGGATGCAAATGATGGTGGAATGCCGCAGCACCACTCCAATTAGCTCTTTTTCTTTCAAAATCTAAATTAACTGTGGAATCAGATGATACAACACCAGATAATTCGCCTTGCCCTGCTTCAGTATTTGCAGCCATTGGGAAGTGAGAACCTGCAATTGAATGTCTCCCGGTAAGTGGAATCCCTTCAAACAACATTTCACTAAGCCAAGATTCATTGAATATTTTAGAATAACTTTGTGAGAATATTGTTTTTAATGAATTAATATCTCTACCTACACCACCCCAATATAGGAATGGTTGCCACCAATGGTGGTTATGATTCGGAACTATACCTTCTTCGCTTAGATTCCAAGGCGAATTGTGATGCCTATCTGGAGCTGTTGCATTCGGTCCAGCTTCAACAGGTCCTGATTTATCTGCTGGTCGCATCCACCATGAAGCTAAAGGCGTAAATCTATCTCTCCAATTTCGCAACGCTCGACCCCAAGTAAGCCCTGCTTTTTCTGCAAACTTGTTATTTAGAAACTTAGCTTCAGGTGAACCTTGTTCAGTAGCTCCTAATTGCCCTACTAAATCCATAAATGTATCTCTTTGATCCGATGATTGATATTCTAAACCAAACAAATAAGATAACAAACCATAGTTATCTGACAATTCTGTTTTTTTTGCTTCAAAATAACCTTCTTCAGAAAGCTCAGCATAACGACTTCTATCTATGTTGTATAAGTCTAACATTGATTCAGCTGGGTCGCCCATCATTTCAAACATAGGTCTTAGGTCGTTTCTGATTCTTCTTTCAGCTTCTCTGCTATCACTTAATTGATTTATGAAACCAAGAACATGATTTGCATAATTAGGATCACCGTGTACTGCACCGTGCAAAAGAGGGCAACTATTTGATTCGGGATGAAAAGGGTGTTGTTTTCCAAATCTATTATCCATTTCAGCTTCAGGCCAATCGCCAGCGTAGCTAGTTGAAATCTTAGTATGGCCGTTAAGAAAAGCACTCATATCTTGAGGAATTACCATTGTTGATGGATTCATAGGATTATCTAAATCTCTCATAGAGTAAGGTGGTGGTTCTGAAGCTACTGCAAGAGTAGCCGCATCTTGAGGTGATTCTACAACACCTAATTCTTCTTTGTAAATATCTAAATCATATTCTCCGCCAGTAAGAGCTGAAAGAAGTGTATCGGTTCTTTTTCTTACTAGCTCATCAGACATATACTCACCTCATAGGCGAGCATAGACTTGTTCCGTGAGGCTCGCAATTTCTTCAATAATGCCGACTTTACCGGGATGTGCTTTCTTTAACTCAGTAAGTTTCTCTTCCCATGTATCAATATTATCAGTAAAGCCGCCACCATCATTTAGTTTCATGTGTAAAGAAGAACTATCTACACCATAACCTGTTTGAGCTACTGATGGCATTTTATACACTTCACTAATCGGACTTCGTGTAGGTCCATCTTCCATGTAAGGGATTCTTTGATTCGTGCTATAAACAGTTGCTCTAATTTGTTCGCTACCTGATACTTCCATTAGTTGAGGCACATGATCATTTACTGAATCTTCTTGTTCATATTTTACAAATATTCCACGTTCTCTTAGGAATTGAGTAGTTGCATCACCTTTTTTCATTTGCTTAAAGTCATCACCATCAATGTCGCCATCCTTGTCTTTATCAAGATTCTTTTGCCCACCGACTAATGGTTTCTTTTTGCTATCTTTCTTTCCTTTGCCGATTTTATTTTTGTTGCCTTTAGGGGATGGTAAATCCGGCATTTTTCTATCGCCACGGTCTGATTTGTAACCTCCTTTAGATGAACAATCACTACAATCATCACTCTTACAACCCATGCAATTCATGTTTTTATCCATGTAAGCCATACTGCTGTTCTTTGATTTGACGATGCGTTCTAATTCATTGACTATACCTAAAAGTTGGCCTTCAGGTGTGTCGTTCATTGGGTCGTGGTATGCAAATCCTTGATTCATTGTTTAGCCGCCTCTTCTGCATCAATCCATTCCTGTAGCTCATCGTATCGGCTTTTGGATTTAGTAAATATTTCACCAGAACCGTCAAAAGGAGTATCTAATCTCATTTCATCACCGCCAGCTCTATTTAATGGATCGAATGTTTCTGCGGCATGAGGTGTTGATACTCGTAACCAACCTGCTTTCTGCAATAGTGCGTCAGGGTTTGAAATTGCTTTTCGTAAGTCATGATTTTCGTGTTCAACAAAAGCTATTCTTTCATTTAATGCACGAAGCTCTCCTACTACCTGCTTTAATATTTCTAATTCACCTGTATCATCGCTCATAATCCCATACCTCCAAGCATACTATTCAAACCATTCACGGGCGGGTTCGCCACTTGAGGGTTTGCTATCTCAGTCATGTTAGGTGCTTGAACAGGTGCATCATACTCTAACATCGTCATAACTTGAGGGTCTTTTTGCATAGCCGCTAATAATGAAAACATTTCATCGTATTTTTCCATTACTAACCCCAATACCATATCAAATTGAGATATACCTTCACTTGGCATACCATTACTTGCCCATTGAGCTAAATACCCTTTTCTTGTTCCGAGCATATCTCCAAGTTGCCCTGCCGCAGCTAATAACTCATCGTAATATTTCTTACCTGCCGCAGAAGCAGGTACTACTGGTGGAACAAGTGATTGGTCTTGAACGGGTTGAGTATTAGCTAAACCCGCACCTGCTGGTGTATTAGGGTCTGATGCCATCATAGCTGCATTAGGATCTGCAGGTCCAGCTTTGCGAAGGAGAGATGAGCGTATCTCTAAAGCTCTCATTCGGTCTGATATTGACCCTCTATCTGATGTAAATCCCGCCACTTTTTCACCTCAAAACACTTGATGCTTACGATAGAGTCTGTCGCTTCTGCCCGGTCTTACTACCCCGTAAGCAATAGCATCTTCCCCACCATTAAAGTTATTTTCTGTGTTTTGAGGGGTATATGTAACACCCTTACGAATCTCATCTGTATTGATGTGATTACCTAATGCTTTAACAAGCGAATCATGTAAAACCAAATCTTCTGAAAGAGCTTTAAGTGCATTTGTAGCAGCTTCAAGATGTTTAGCTACATCATCACGATTATTCAAATCAATTGCTTTCTGCATGGCCTCAACAGAAGCAACGCATCTGCGAGCCATAGGGTCCATTTTCTTAAGGTCAAATAGTGCTTCGCCCATAACTATCAACTCTCCTACCATATACAATCCTATTCAAGGTTATTCATCAGACTGACCTCTTTGGCCGTCTATGTTCAATCTTTTCAATTTGGCATCAGCTATTTTTTCAGATGATGTTTTATCTGTATCCTTATTGCCTTTAGATGAAATAGGTGAACCTTCATTGTGAATTATACGTTCATTCTTTTTGGTTTGACCGCCTCTTGTTTGAGCTATTCCACCTTCTCTAAGTGGTCTGATAGTTGAACCTCTTGTTGATACCATAGCCGAAGCGTCTGGAACACTACCATGAACTGAATCAGTTACATCTCTTTTGAATACTTCAAACTCGCCCATTTTCTGAACAGGAGCTTGCCCCCCACCTTGTTCTTGAGCCATAGCAGCTTCTTGAGCAGCTACTTCTTCTTCATTTGGTTCTGAATAATCAAACTTAAGATATACATCGTCTATGTCATCTCTCAACTTAGCATTAAATCCAGATTGTTTCATCTGCATCATGTTACGGATAGCCATTTCATCTCTTCGTAGTTGCATAATTTCATCCTCTTCTTCATGAGGCGTTAATGTAATCTCCCACTCATCTATTCCAAATGCCTCAAGCAAAGCAGGGAATAGAAGTCTGTTGTATATAGACTGAGAAAAAGATACAGACCTATTACTTACTACAATTTGCATACCTTCATTGTTTAATCCGCCACCAGATACGTCATTCATAAATACATTTGATACACCATAGAATGCAGATATTCTTTGGCGAATATCATCTTTGATAGGTATATACTGTAATTCCTCAAGAGTATCCATCATTCTAACATATTCTAAACCACCTCTTCCTGATTCAGTTTCAACACCAATTGTAGGTATGTAATTTGGATCACGTTCAAGATGCTCTTGAATATTACGAGCTGTTCTTTCAACAGTTTCCATATTAGATGATTTGATTACCATAACACCTCTTGGCATTCTTCTCTTTTGATAAGCTGAATAAACATAATTATCCATAGCTATGAGAGTATTTACTTGTCGCCACATAGTAGCTACAGGACTTCGACCATACAATTTAGATGGCGACCATTTGCTAATATGTATTACTTCGCCCTCAGTATAGACTTGACCTGAGCCTACACCTGCAAGATTCATGTAATGAATAGGAACAACGGGCATACCAGTTGTAGGGCAAAGAGCAGAAGCATCTGTTGTTCTATATGCTCTATCCACTAAGCTAGTATATTGTGAACCGCCTCTAACCCCTCTTTTGTCAGAAAGTATTCTCATAAATATAGGGTCAGCTCTTGAAATCTCTTTTATTCTAAAGAAAGTAGGTGATTTAGTTTGAGGGTCAATGAAATATTCTTTTGTGACAATTAAATATGCGTCATCAACAATATTCAAATCCATTTCCAATTCTCTTAGAACGTCTATAAATGTCTGACCCATACCATTTACATTACTAAATATTGCATCAGCGTATTCAATTTGACTCCTATCTGCCTTTCTAACTTCCCCGCCTGTTTCAGGATCCATTTCGTATTCTTGATTGAAGTATTGGTCGGTATCTACGCTTTTAACTACAAACTTAGGCTTCCAACCCCACCCTTTTCTAAAAGTTTCAACACAAAGATGATTCAGTATAGATCTTAAAACCATACATTCGTATGATGCGGCATACAAAGCTGGTATTGTGATACCTTGTAATAGTGCAGGTTCTTGAATCCCTGATGTGAATAAAGGCATAGAAGGAATAGGCGTTGTATGCCTTTCCATATCTAAACCAACAGCAGAAAATATTCGGTCCATGCGTTTCTTATCAACCACTCTTCATCACCTCTTGTTTCATCAAATCAAAATTGCTAACAGATAATTTTTTACTTTTCAAAAATGCAACTTGCTTTTTCTTGTCAAGTGAATCGTGTATCATTACCATCAACGCATTCTTATCTCTTCTGAGAGCCTTCTCTAACAAAAATGCTTCGTGATTTTCAGCCATAATATGAGGCAAAGCCATATCTAACGCTTTAAGCACACCCTTTTCTCCTTCTATTGTAAGACCACCTGCTGTGGGTTTAACACAATCAACTCCTATTTCTTTATTCAATGCTGTAGCATACCAAGGTGCAGTAGGGGCTTTGAAGTTTAATTCAATACGAGGATTAGATCTTATATCAAACTTAATTGTAGAACCTGTTTCAATTAAACCAGCTAAGAAACGGTGTGCATCTTTCAAAATCACATCTCGTCTTTTAATATCATAAAACAACCCTCTTCCTATTGATTTACTAACAACCCCTACCGATACAATATCATAAAGAAATCCATGTGATTTGATTAAAGAAGAAATCTCAGCCGGACTAGCTCGAACACCATTAAACTTCAAAGTATGAGCATTCAAAGCACCTTTTCTTAATAACAAATCAGAACATTGTGAAAGAATGTTTCTTTCTCTTGCAGATATTCTTTGGTCAGCATCAACAACAGATTTCCAAACATTGTATGATTCGTTTCTAGCTTGTGATGTATTTGCTGATTCCCACATTTTTACAAACCTTCTGAAAGGAATACCTAATCTTCCAGAATATCTATTCAAACGATCATAATCTATATCAGTTAATGGTAATTTCTTAACTAACTGTGGTGAAACACCCGGAAATGATGACAATATTGCTTTCTTTTCTGCAATAAGAAGGGGATAAAGTGCATCTAAAGCTTCTAACTCTTGTTTTTGAATTAATAAAGATGCCATTTCTGAACCCGTCATTCCAAAATTATCTAAGAACCAATTTTTGTCAAGAGATAGTTGTATATTTGGGTCAGTAGGTAAGCCTTCTTTGGTAGGTGCAGACACTTCACCATCCACATCAGATGTAGGAGATGAGCTTTCAGGACTATCCATACCTTCTATCTCCGCACCCTGCCCCTCTTGAGTCTTAGCCTTGTTAGCCTTGTCAGCATCCACCTTTTGCGATGCTGTTAGAGCTTGCGTTGCTTCTGAAACTTTAGCTTGTAATGCTTGAGTAGCTTCAGAACCAACGGCTGCACCGAACCCTGTTGCTGCAGCTAAACCTGCTGCGGCCAAAGGATTTTTACGAATATCAAGAGAATCTGCAAGAGTTTCAACACCTGTCAAACTTTTGATATAACGTCTATCAAGCATCTTGCCACCCCAATCTCTTTTGCCAAGTAGCACCATCAAGAATTACAATGTTTTCTCTATATTCTTTAGTAGCCTGAACTGAAAGAGCTAATGCTATGACCATATCGTCATGAGCCCCTAAACTCGCCATCTTACCATTATCAAGCATAGTAAAATATGATAATTCAGTCAATAAAGCATTCATGTGCCTTCGAGTAGCACCTTCATCCTTGTATGGAATAAGTAAATGCCGTTGTTCAAAGTGCAATTGTAATGTATGAATAAGTGCTTCCTTTTTCATCCTACTCATGTTGAAAGGTTTGATTGGTAAATCACTAATTTCTTGAAGAACTTGGTTAAATGCCATAGCAAAATTGTTAGTTTCAAGCTCTATTATAACAGGATTAAATCGAGTATTCAATTCAATTATTTTGTCTATTTGCTGATTAAAATCCATATTTTTCTCATGATGAACATGAACTACTCTTTTGTGCCTATTTTCATCCATACCTATTACAATCATACAAGTGTAGTCAGCCCTTCTATCTGCGCTGATTGCCGGATCCCAACCAATATAATAATTCAAAGCTTCATCTGGTTCAGGATAGTATGACAAAGCCAAAGTGTCATCTTTTACTCTCTCTAATGTTTCTTCGGGGAATAAGCTTGACTCACTAGCTATCGGTTTGCATAAGTATTCTCTTGTAAAAGCAATAGAAGTCATTTCACCTTTACGAGCATTCAAAGCATCAAGATTCCACCTTTCAGGCCATAGTGGTTCACCTGAAGCTTCGTTAATTGCAGGGTATTCTCTAACACAATAACCGTCTAAACCCTTTAACTCAGAATACAAATCAGTATAGGAGAAAGGCGTTCCGACAATGCACATTTGAGCAGTATGGTGAAGAACAGGAAGAAGTGCAGTATAGAACCATGTAGCTATGGACTTTAGTTGTGTTTGAGCTTCACTTGATAGAATATCGTCAAGAACTACTATGTCAGGGTGAGCCCCACGAACCGCCTTACCGATAGACATAGCACGAATAGATGACCTGTTGGTGAACTTGAATAACTGCTTAGCCCAACCTCTTTTGGGCTTTAGATGTGCAAGAGCTGGTGTTGTAACTATTAGCTCATCCATTTTAGCCATGTGGTCAATAGACTGATGCTGACTGTGGCTAAAGAATAGAACTTCAGTATTAGGGTTGTAAGCCATTTTCCATAACAAATAGCATCTAAAGAATACAGATTTACCATGATCACGGCTTGCTATAACGCATATCTTACTGTTATTCTCGGCATTCTCATACCATTCTTTGTGAAAATGTGCGAGCTGAAATCCACATATATCTTCAAAGAAGTATTGGAAGTCACGCCTTCCCATTTCAAAATCAACCTTACTGGCTAATCTTTGAACGGCATCACTCATACGAATCCCCAAGCCTTCTCAAAAGAAGATTTATTCATTTCTTGGAAATCACTTTGAAAGGTGGGTCCGGTAGTTTCTTGGGATAAGCAATCTTCGCATCTTTCGCCCGTGCTAGTCCAATCTCTAGCTAATACATCGTAAGATAAGATTTCATCCTTACAATCTTTACAGCTCAACATAGCTGACCCCTCTCCGGGCAATACATATTCCCCCTTTTTCTTACCGCAATTATCGCACATGGGGTTTGAACAGTCGGGGCATCTGCACTCAGTATTCTGTACCGAATCACCTGCGCATCTTTCGCAAACAGCATCTTCACCCCATTCTTCAGGAATAGGGTTTTCACAATAAGCGCAACCGCAGCTACTCACTATCCCACCCCGCAGGTAGCAAGCTCGTATCCCCTTTTGGAGCTTCGGCATCTTTATTGAATGCACTTGAAGGCAACAAACTCATATCATCACCTCTTCTTGCATCAAAACCTGCGTTTATTAGAGCTTCTTCGGGTGATTCGCCTTTGATTAAATCTGGTTGTAGTGAAATTATGGGTGTGTTATCATGTGTAACTTCGGGTGGTTGTTCTTCAGATAGAGATGCAAAGCCATCATTGAAGAACGGATTTGCGAATGGATCTTTAACGACAGTCCAGCTATCCGCTACTTGATGTGGTTCTGAAGCTTGTTTATCTTCGCCTCTTCCGAGAAGCCTTTCTATTTCTTCATACCCTTCTTGATTTTTTAGTTTTGCTTCCTGTTCCTCTTCATACTTTTGTTGTGAGGTTAAAAGCCGTAGTAATTCATGGTCGTTTTCCAATTCTGAATTATTTGGAGATGGCGGTGTAGGCGCACCCTCAGCCCCGCCTGTAAATCCTGTTCCCGGTATTTCAGCTCTTACGGTTTCAGGCTGTATCTCATCATTTGATATTTTTGGTTCTTCAGTAAGTGTAGGTGGTGAAGCAGTAACGGAATCCATAGATTCGGGTATGGCTGGCTTTGGCTTATTCATTTGTTCTAATGCCATTCTATGTTGCCGAACACCAGCTTCTAAACCATCAGGATTTCTAATTAAATTATTGACTATGTATTCGTTTAGAGCTTCTTGTTCTTTTTGTTTCTGTTTGACCTTTCTTGTGAAATCGCCAAAGAAGCCTTTCTCAACATCTTCAGCTTCGGATTCACCTCCTTCCCAAGCATTATTAGATTCAGCCCATCCACCGTGCCAACAATCATCGCAAATAGGATGTTCATACATCATCAAACCAGCTCCTTCATAGCTACCGCAATTAGCACAATGTCTTTCTGAATGTGTAGATGAACTCAATTCTTCATCGTCTGCCATATCTTGTTCGTGTTGCCCTGAAGAATGCCATCTATCCCAACAAGTAGTTTCTTCTCCATCAATTTCAACACGGCAATCACTTCCACACTTACCGCATTTGAATCTCTCATTCTTAGCAATATTCCAAGCTAGGTCAAATATATCATCTGTAGGCAAGCCGAATCGCCTCCGTGCTACCCCTATCTGTAATTTCTAATCTTGATTTGTGAACGCCATAGTAATGTTCGAGAATATCTTCTGAAGCTTGAATACTCATTCCTTGATTTGCTAATCTTTGCATATCTTGTCTGCCTTGCCCTCTTTGGTATCTGTTGTAAGCAAAACCCGCTGCATTTGATAGACCACCCGTCAAAACACCAAGATAAGGGTTAGTAGCTACCCCACCCTTTGTATTCATACGCTTTTCCGCATCATTTAATGCACCTTGCCCTAATTTTTTCTTTGCTTCTTCTTGGACTGAAAAAGATTGATTATTCTGAGCAGGTGGATTCTGAGCAGGTGGATTCTGAGCAGGGTTCATCCCCGCTGCTAAGTATTCCTCGTTTGACATTTCTTCTTGATTCGTTTCTGTTCCTGTTGTGGAGGCTAGTGGTGGCGTTGCTTGTGGTATTCCTTGCCCTGCTGACCCTGTACCAGAATTGGTTTGAGTAGCGTTGTTGTACGCATTTACACCTCTACCAACAAGATTTCCTACGCCTTGAGCAAAATTACCCATAAAGCTAGTTGCTGAACCACCTGTTGCTTCGCCTGTTTGTGAGCTAGTTAATGGATCTTGACCGCTTTGTATATCGCCCATTGTTTCTTTAGCTTCCGGTGAAGCTACACCCGGAGCGTTTTGTAAAAGTTTTACTTGAGCTGCATTTTGACCTGCTATTTGACTATCCTTTCCCTGTTGCTCTAAGGTTTTATTTTGCTGAGCTACCATATTTGATTGCTGTTCGGGGGTCATACGTGTTCTATCTCTTTGAGCTGCGGCTCGATTACCTGCGTTGAAAGGATTATTCCCTGCAAGAGCTGTTGTCATCCCATCTCTTACAGCACCAAGAGTGTTTCTTACAGCACCACCTGATTGAACTCTTGTATTAACAGGAGATTGCTGACCTGTATTATACTGACCTGCATTGTAGTTTTCTAACAGTCCTTTGTCAATACTAAAATTATTTTGAAGTTGGTAAGATACTGATTGTTCTTGCTCATGCAAACGAGCTTTGAGGATTAAATCATTCACGAAAACGCCACCTTTACCATTTGAACCTGCTCATGTTCGATGCCAATTGTTTTAGCAATATTTCGCCAATCTCCTTTTGTGAACAATATACTGATTACATCAGCAGTTGGTTTCTGAATATGTGCGCCCATCATAGCAATATCAGTTGGCGAGTTTATATCAAAAGCTGGAACGTCATATACATCTTCAAGAACTGCCTTAGCAAGCTCTAATTGAACATTTTCAAGGTATTCTTCTATTTGGTTTGCATCTTCTGAACGTAAAATTGTTCTATTGCCCGCAATACGGCCAAGTATAGTAGCAATTTGATCCATAATACCGCCCCCGCCTTCGCCCTGTGTATTCGCATTCATCAATGGTATATTTGCATTCCCGCCATTTATACCGTGTTGATGGTTTAAGGTAGGAATTGGTGATGATACCAATGATGGTGCTGTATTAGCTTCAGGTCTTGATATTGGTGCATCGGGTAATTCAGGAGCTTCGGGGGGTGGAGCTGTGTGAATTGTTATTGGTTCGGGCGATAAAGCCATTGGCATTTGTTCTTGCATAGATGTTTGTGAAGGATTCAATGCTTCGGCTACATTTGGCGGGGGTGCATCATCATACCATGTAGGAACTGCTGATGTTTGAGTTACATGATGATTAAGAAGAGCTTCTGTAAATCTGTTTTTGATACTACCCGATTTAGGCATACCGTTTTGTTTTCGGCTTACATCTTCAACAAACTGTGCAGCTTGAGCGTCATCCATGTGATGATGTTCTGCAAGATAATTCACTACTTTTTGATTTGCGATACCAGAATCTTTGTCAAAGAATGAATGTCTTTGGTTAGATACCATGTTTTTCATCCAAGTTGTATCTCGGTGATCGGGATGAATTACAGCACTTGGATTTGTTTGCGGTGCTTGGGTAACTTCGGGGTCTGTTCCTTGAAGCATTTGCATTTCGTGTTCTATATCTTGGTCAGAAAATGGTTGTTCGCCATCGTCTGGTCGTATAACACGGCCATAAGTTGATTCTTGAGCGTGATGGTGGTGTCCTGTCATGTGAAATGCTCGGCTATCTTGCATCCACATTTCTTTTGCATGGCTAAGAGCAGATGCTCTATCAATTCCTTGCCCTAAAGCATCTTGAAAGTGTTGCCGGACAGCAGTATTCATTTGAATTGCTTGATTGTTATCATTAAATGATATTAAATTGCGATTACTCAAATCCTTATGTCCTCGAATATATCTATCGTTTCTTTTTGTTTCTTCTCGACCTGCCGTTTGTAATGCTTCTTCGTAAGGTCTAGCCCAACCTTCTTCTCTTTTGGTATTAGTGCTTGTTATATGAGTTACTAATTGATTGTTAGAATTGAATGGGTTAGCATTTTTTGTTCCCGGTATAAGTATCTGAGATGGTTCAGCAGAAGCACCATGCACCCACGGCACATTGACTTGAACTGAACCTGACCTATCTGATTGAAAAGCCATAGGCATTTGAGCTATTCCCCTACCCATATTAATATTATTCTGTTGTTGAATTGCAGTATTAATTATAGGTGCGCCAGCTTGTATAGCTAATTTTGCGGCATTTTGAAAATTAGGATCAGTAGGTCCGTTATGTAATACTTCATACACTTCTGAAGGAATTAAAGAGTTTCTAATAGCCATATCAATAGCATCAATTTCAACACCAGACAATTCGCTTTCTCTAACATTATGATGGTCTAACTGCATCAAATCTTGAACTGCCGCACCTTGCCCATTCGCAAACATTTCAATAACTTGGTCTAAATCATAAACACCCCACCCTTTTTGGATGGTGAAATAATTAGGGTCAAACATCCATGAACGGCTCATTTCTTGCCCACTACTCCCGCTACTAATAGCGGTGTAGCATCCTCATAAAACATCCATGGCTTTTCATCGTTTTCTGTTCCACCTTGAGGTGCTGTACCTGTATCTTTATTTGGTGTAGCACCCATTTTGTCTTTGGCTTCGTTCTCTACGCCCGCTTTTGCCAATTTATCCAATTTACGCATAAGAGCTTCAATCTTTTTCTTTAGACCGATAATTTCTGTTCTGCTTAAACTATCAAAACCGCTTTTTGCTTTTGTCATTAGTGGATCAACTGCACCAAGAGGGTCGCCAAGATCCTTATCTGTAAGTTTATCGGGTTTTCTTGCATCTTCCCTCATAGGCATAGGCATCCTTGTTCCCATTTTAGGAGAAGATGGTAACTGCGTTCCTTTACCTTGAGGCATTCCGCCACCCATAGGACTTGCACCCATAGGACTTGGATTCTTCATACGTTTGTTTGATTGTTGTTGATTATATTGTCCGGGATTGCGGAACTTAAGAGGCATTTGTCCTTGAGACATCCCCCCGCTTGGCGGTGGTGAACGGCCTTTAGGCATAGGCATTTTCTTGCTTGGCTTTTTCTTAGCTCTACCCTTTTTCTTGGCCTTACCTTTCTTTGCAGGTCTTTTGTTAGACTTTTTATCACGCTTGTTTGATTTTTTCTTAGGTTTTTCATCATCCTCATCATCTTCGTATTTGCGTGACTTAAACCTCTCTTTTGCAGCTTTCAATAAACTCTCAGACTTACCAAATGAGTTTGTTGTTCCTCGCCCGTAATTCACATACGGTGTATCACTTCTAACCGTGCCTCTATGTGCGCCAGCTGAAAATGATAATCCCCTTGCCCCTAAATCAACCCCCAATCTTGATTCAAGAAGCTTGTTTTCATCTTCAAATCTTGGTGAACGCTCAATTACATCAGACATTACTTCTGGTTTAATTTGAATATGTTGTAATCCCGGCAACAATTCTCTCATAGCCTTTTCTCGTCTTTTATCGGGGTCTGCTTGTTCTCTGCTTTCTGTATCCTCAGTAGTGTTGCGTGAGTTATGAGCTAAATCATCATCATCCTCATTAGGATTGATTTGAAGATCTAATACTTCTCTCGGATTGAAACCACCTGTATGTTCTTGTGTTCTTGGTCGCCATAAGTTACCTACATCACGGGGATTAGCCGATACTTTGAGAATATCGTCATCACTCATTTATACATCGCCCCTTTAGGATTGTTTTTGTAATCAAGCTCTAATCTTGCCCTATCTCTTTCAAGTTGTTTGATTGTTTTGAAAGAAGTGGCTACACGCATCGGCAAATTAAGATACCAATGAGAAAGAGATGGAACTTTTGCATAGGATTTAGCTAGTGGAACATAGGCTTGTTTAAGCTTATTCATTTCCTTCATTACATCAACAAAATCTGCTTTTTCTTCGTTTTCATAATCTAAGAACGAATATATAGCAAAACGAGTAGTCAGATTTTTTGTGTATAATTCCTCAGCAATCTCATTAGCCATATCTAATAAACCAAAGGGGGTCATTGATTCAACCCATTCTTGAACTACATAATCCATAGCATCAAGCAAATCCATCAACCCAGTCCAATCAGAAGGTATATCCCCGTGTAAAACATCTTCATAGTTGCTGTAAGGTCCTTCTTTGAGCTGTAACTCTTCTGGTCTTTTACCGATATGAAAACTCATTCATCCATCACCCCTGCTTCTGCTAACATTTGTCGGATAACTCTCCACTCTTCAGGGGCCTTCTCCGAGAAATACTGTTGCATTATGCTAATCACAGACACGCTTTCAACCTTATCCACTTCTTTGAGTTTATCCATCCATTTCGCAAGCTCCCCAAGAGTTTCACGAACTTCCCGGTGCATTTTAATCGCCAAATCTAAATCTTTACTAGAAACCATATCAGGATTTTCTAACATTTGTTCTTCTAACCTATCTAAGTGTAATGAAAATAAAGAATCCATTCTATTCATATTCTTTTCAACACGATTCAAACTGTCATTAGTTGTCTGAATTGCTTTCGGTATAACTTCAATATTAGCTTGGCGTTGAATTAATGGTTTTGTATGTTTTTCCATGTGGTGAGAAATAGTCAATTCAGGAATATCTAATTCTTCTGAAAAATCAATTATAGTAGCTCTATGGTCAAGGATTGCTGTTTCTATTTCTATTCTTTCAGGGTGCGTACATACAGGGCAATCTACGTTTGATTCGTTGAAAAAAGCACCTGCATGATTTCTCATGTGCCTATGAGCAACACCATTAGCCCAACCTTGATCTCTATCAATGTCATTAGTATCAAGACAACCAGCTCGCACATCTAATTCAAGTGAATCTCTTTCGGGATGTTGGCAGAAAGGACAATTCTTGCGTATCCGCCTACCACTCATGTGTTGAGTGATGTTATACCATCGTTATTGGCTATTGCCCTTCAAACTTGCGTAAATGTATTCCACAATAACCCTTTTCTGATTTATCAGATATACGCCTCTTACACCTATCACCAGATGATGTATGAGCTACACACCGTTCTGCATCAGTAGGATTTCTATAACATTCAACACATACACCCGTTTGATATTTTGATTTCTTTTTTAGTGCTTTGCCGCATCTAACGCAAGCTCTTTTTGTTGGTTTCCCGTCTTTAGGTGGGGTAGGCAAAAACGAATCAGCTAAACCATGTAAATCGTCAAGATTTATTTTCCCATCATTGTTTCTATCAAGAGTTTTCTTAGCTACAGCCTTTACATCTTGAAAATTAACTTTACCATCTTTATTGTAATCAAAAGGCGAATATTGTTGTTGGCGATAGTGTGCAACGGTAGGGGGTCGGTAGGGCCCCGCCATCGCCATAGATGGGGGGCTCATCGAAAAGCAGCGTATTGCCTAACTGCTAAAAAGAATGTTAAAAACACGCCCATAATAGCAACCATTGAAAATGTAGGATCCATTGTTGGACCCTTCCATAGCATTACTGATGTAATTAAAAGCATAAACGATATAATGAAAATCATCGTTGCACTTTCAACTAACATCTTATTTGGTGCAAACATCTCCATTGTCGTGTCAGCCATTGTTGTTCCATAAGGTGTGCTATCTCTTCTTTCTCTCTCGTCATTCCTTTGCATATTAACACCTCAGAGTAAAGCTCCAGCACCCATCATAGCACCCATGCCGCCTTGATTTTGCATTTGCTGACCTAGAACATTTCCTATCAAGCTGCCGAAGAATCCCGGTTGGTTATTCATCATAGGGTTATGAGCTTGGAGAAGCATTTGTGTTTGTTGTTGATTCATCTGAAGCTGTTGTTGAGCAGATTGACGAATTGTTTGAAGAGATAAAGATAGGTTTTCAGGCGATAGAGTGGCTATATTAGAAGGAAGTGTAGTCATATCTAAACTAAGTTTTCCATCTTCCCCTGCGGCAAGTTGAACATTTGCGAAAAAGTCTTTAAGAGATAAAGCCATTATTTCGCCCATAAGATCCATAATCATACTAAATTGATTAGCTACTATGAATGCGCTTATAGGGTCATAATACTGCAACAATCTTGATGTGGCTATGACAGGATCATTAGCCATTTGTTGCATCATAGGATTTTGACCCGCCATTTGCATTTGCATCGGGTCCATCATTCCGTTTGACATTCCATATCCATTATTCATTCCGTTCATTCCGTTCATTCCTCCCATAGCACCCATTCCTCCCATAGCACCCATATTATTTGATGCACCGAATTGTTGCGTAGGGGCTTCATTACCTCTGTTAAATAGCCAACCCATTATTCTCTCTCCATTATGTTATTTGTTGTTGTCCCTGCGTATTTGTCTGAGGACTCTGATTTACCGCTGGTTGCGATTGTGGTATTGTATTTGGGGTCATATTAGGTATTACTGCACCATTTTGAAGCCCTATTGCTTGTCTTTGAACCATCGCATCATTTATTTGTAAAGCTCTAAGGTCAAATGTAACTGATACCAAATCTGCTACACCAGTTATAGGATTAGGATATTGAGTCAAAACAATTCCTTTCTTATGTTTCGTATCTTGCTGTATCATCTTGAAAAATGGTTCGTATTTGAGAAGAGAATCTGTTGTTGAACGATTTTGAGCAGAAGAACCGCCCATTAAAGCACCCATACCCGGAACTTTGAGGAACTTTGTTCCTTTACTCACAGGTCTTAATCCATCTGCTGTCATTTCATCTTCTTGAACTAATTTTCTTAAAGTGTGATAGATATGTAAATGAGCCGGACATAATGTGCTGTTCATCTCATCACCATGATCGCCTCTTGTTCTTGCGTGAGGGATAATTGAATTACCTGTTTCATCATCAAACCAATACAAATCAGCTAGACTGACTTTGCCCGGTAAATCGTAATCAACAATTTGTGCGTAGTCATTGTCGCCTTCAAGAAATCTTCTTACATCTACCCCGCAACAAGCGCATTCAAAAGTTCCATTATATCTGTAAATACGCCATAGACCTAGTAAATAACTAGGTGGTTTTAGTGCTTTTCTCAATTTTTTAATATTTTTTCGTCTAGCTTTTTTGGGATTGTCTGGATTTTGCACTAATTGAACCTCAACTGTGGGTACTACTTCTTCAGTTCCGCCAAAGCCACCTGCCCCACCTGCACTAGCGATTTCTGCCCTTTGTTGGGCTTTTAGCATAGGAAAAGCTATTCCTGTATTAGTAGCAACTAGCTTCAATTGTTCGTCAGATAAACCTGCTAATTTTGCGTTTGCCATACCGCCCATCCATGTCGGTAGGTGATTGCCAGTCCAGCTCATGTTAGCTATCCCAACCTTGACAAGTAATTGAATGTATGCTGTTTCACAGTAGTTCTACAATAGATATTAACACCTTTTCCACATTTACGCCATGTTGAGCTGAAATAGCATCTATGTCTGCTCTAACCCCAGCTTTTCTCAACCTTCTTAGCTCGTTTCGGAAGGGTGCAACAATAGGATGCTCTCTTTGAAGATTCTTAGCCCAAAGATAGTCAGCTTCAGGAGTCCACCAAATATCCATTTTATTTACTAGAAATACTACGACTTTAGGCATATAATTACTACGAGATGTTTTCTTTGCTTTTCTTGATATAGCAGTAGATACATCTGTTCTGGTAATGTTATCAATTAAATATTTGAATGAAGCTAACGAATCCTTAGCAAAAGCCTGACTTGTCAATACTCTATGATCAACCATGAATATGACTATTTCGCATTTGCGACCAAACATATCTTCTATCCATAGATTTCTGAATTGAGCTTGACCCGCTATATCTGCATTAGAGATTGGTATCCTATCTTTTTTGTATTTGATTAATTTTCTATGAGCTTTAGGAAGTCTAGCTTGTCCGTTCACCATAGGATGCGATGTTCGCATCTCAATAGGTATAGGGTCTATATCACCGGGAACGGTCAAATATTGATCTAAAGTGGTCTTACCCGTCATACTTGGTCCGTATATTCCGACTTTGTATGGTTTGAGAATACGATAAAACTTCTGTATTGCGTGGACCGAGCTAATGAGCAGATGCCCTGCAATAACCGCACTCATGCGGCCAGCCTACTTACACACGGCCTTTGAGATATTCCCATAGGCCAATTGGAGATGTACCTAATTCGTCTAATATGATTAGGGCAGCAAAAGTTCCGCCTATTCCTATTGCTAACGCTACAACAGTCCTGACCCATCCGGCCATACGTTCCATTTTTCTCTCGTAAGAGTTTTCTGCAAGAATCTGAGCCATTTCTGCGGCTTGTCTTTCCTGTCTTGTCGAAAAAGGCCACATTTAGTTCCCACCTGCTTCAGTTGTTGGACTTCCCATCATCCTCATTTGAAGCAGGGGAATTAGGCAAACCAAATAATTCTGTTCCTTGTGCTGTAGCTTGCATTTGAGCCATTTGGCCTTGTAACTCTTGATAGTATTGTTGTTTCTGCATACGCCTGTTGGTCATTTGCATTTGATTTCTGAACCACTTATCATAACTAGCTTCTTTAGAAAACTCAGCTCTCATAGCCATACTATCTCTAATACCACCTACTTGGAATAATACCATTGATGTGCATAAGAAACCGAATGCGATTAGTCCGTATTGTAATCCCATCTCACCTGCATTAGCATTAGAGAGATACCAACCCATGTGAGAAATAGCCACAGCTACCCCTGTAAGTAAAGATTGCCATAAAAGCATGGCTATCAGATTTACATCTACTCGATTCCCTGTTGATTCTCCTTGCGGTTGCCACATTGGTATTTGTGTTCCATTCATATTTTTCCTTCCTTCTGCTCATCTATAAGCCTAAAGTAGTGTTGTAACGCATGATTAACATACGATGATTTTGATTCTCTCCCCCTTTCTTTTTCCATTCTGCGGTATAATTCTTCCCACATCACTACTGAAACGTGTTGGCTCATTGTATCGGTCTGAAATATGAGAGCCTTAAGAGAGTTGTTATAGATGACAGGGTTGAGGTTAGATTTTTCGCATGAATTGTCGTAAATCCAAACCATCATCTATGGTTCGAGCAAATGGTTGATAATTTTCACCGTAATCCAATTCCATTGGGGGCATATTTGGTCTTGTTTGCATTAAATCAATTGGGCGATTTTTACCACCTTCGGTATGAAGATTGTAACTAATAGGCCCTTCATGTTCCCAACAATCTCTACAATCATAATCGTCACAATTACCCCCTAAAACTGAAGCAGGGCAGGTTTTAGATGAAGGATCAATAGATGAAATCTCACTTACTCCTACATTTCTCATTTCTTTCAATTCATCTAACAGGCTTGTCACATTAGAAAGACCAAAAATATCATTAATTGTATTATCTGAAGCTTGTCCTATAAAAGGAACAGATATTCTAGTTTTCATATTATCTGGAATTGCATCAACACCCCTTTCATCCATTACTTGCTTTACGCCACCCATTTGACGAGTAGGTAGCCAAAACTTGCCGTGAGGAAGATTTCTTCCTATGTCTATCAATTGAGCAAAATGCTTAGCACCAAAGTTCTTTTTTCTTTCTCCTTTGCCTCTTTGTAAGTCACCACTATCCATCCATCTCCAATAAGGTTCACCATCAAACAACATTTGCGCATTTATTCTATCAGATAACGCTGAAGCATATTTTGGATCGTTCCGAGTCAAGCCATGAAGATTGTCATACATTTGAACCTGTTTGTTGTTCAAAGGATACCTGCCTTTTGTTGCATAACAAGCATGACAACCTGCTGTTTTAATTCCAGCTAATCTCATTCCTACATCACAAGTATGAGCTGGGAAGGCCAACGACCCTCCGGGCATCTTTGATGTAAATGAAAAGCCACCGCCAATTAAGTTCTCAGCTAACTGCTTTTGTTTTCTGCCCGTCAAATCAGTAAGGTCGCTCAATGGTGCTATTGTTTGAGGTTCATCTGTTATCCAATCAACCCTATTTTCATCGAGATATTGATTTAATTTATCTTTATTTGAAAGTATCCAATTGAAAGTGCTTCTATCGTTTTTACTCCAAGGCTCTTGACCACCAAATCTCTTACTCCAATGCCCCATTTCTCCCTTATCACCGTATGCTTTTAACAACAAATTAGCCGTGTAAGCAACAATATTGTTGTCAGAATCGCATAGAGCTTTTACTATCAACCAAGCCTCTTCAAAAGAGTCAAGGCTATCACCCATAATAAACTGTTGAGAGCCCATTCATCAAAAGATTACCGCACTATTCATAATGAATTGTAAAGAATAGTAAAACTGCGGGAGGAAGCTGACTCGTCTATCGTTCATGATGTTCCCCTAAAGTATGGCTGCAATAACATATTTTCTTTCCTAGCTTCCTTTCGCACTCAAAATCCGTTGTTCTTTAGCTGACGAAGGGTAAAGTCAATAATCTTGATGACAGGCCACGCAACGAGGACTATGGGGATTACCACCGCACCAGCTAACAATTCAGTCCATTTGGCACGATCAGAATTATCTGACATGGATTGGTCGCATCCATATGCGTTTATGTTTCTTTTTAATCCAAACAATATTATTGATAAGACTTAGAATAATATTAACTCGGACTTGAATCACCTGTAAGCTTCAGTATAAGCTCTCATCAAATCTCTTCCTTTACAGCCTACCAATCGGCAAACCTGTTGAACGGCTTCCATAACAGGCATACCCTGTTCAACCAAATCTCTCACTTCTTCAACAAAATCTTCTGCACCGTTCATTTCATGTCGAAGCTGACCAGATGGTGTCAAATCTTCACCATCAGGATTTTCATCGTATTTCTTTACAGGTCCTCTTGGTGTAGGACCAGCTCTTTTGAATCTCTCAATGAGTCCTTTTGAACCAAGAGCTTGAGATGAGCTATCAGGCATTGAAGCTGGTTCATTGTCAAACATATCCTTGAGCCTTCCATACTCATCTTCAATACCATCATTATCTGTTTCTAATATGTTAGCCATAACTTTTCGATTATGTTCTTCGCCACCAGTTGTTGGTGTCATATCGCCAAACTTCTTTGGAACACCTTTTGAACCCGGTCTAAGTGAATCTAGCTTACGGTTAAACTTCTCACCAAAGTTATTTCCTCTTATGTGATTAGTATCGTATTTCACGATACCCCAAGCCTTGTCGAATGCTGTCATCTCAATTCCTGCCTTTGTGCCATTCAGCACATTTCAAATCGTCACATGGATGGAAGCCTTGTCTGCAAGGACATTTGGATGTACCTGCATACGGTGAATCTTCTGGCCCCTCGTCATAGTCGTCTGCCTTTACTACATTCCAAGCCTTGTCGAATGCTGTCATCTTCACATCTCCATTATTCTTTGCCTAAGTGCGATAAGAGCCTCGACATTAGCAATATCTTGCGGGTGGTTTTCACCATCGTTATCTTCTGCCGCAGTTCTCATCTGTGCCACTTCATCTGTTGTAAGTCCTTCAATGGCTTCTTCTCTAAATACATCTATCATTTGTTCATCGGTTAAACCGTGATAACCGGGTATATTTCTCCTAACTTTGTCTAAAAGCATCTCTATTGGTTGCTGTTCCAAAGGAACGGGTAAATCCGCCATTTTTCTATTAGGGTCTACATCTCCTTCCCCTAAACCTCTAAACCTTTCAAGATTATCATATTCATCGCCTTTCACGATACCCCACGCCTTGTCGAATGCTTTCATCTTAATCGCCTCAAAATATATTCCTCATATCTTCATATCCGCCATCGGCCAATCTTTGTAATAATGCAAGCATATTCATTCTTTCGACCCTTCCTTTTTGCCCTGCTCCGTCATGGTCGTAACTATATCCGCTTTCACCGTAATTTCCTTCACCGATTCGATCATATCCCAATCTGTAATTCAAATCATAAGGGAAATCATCTGAGTATTGATCCATGCCACTAAGAGATTTCATGTCATCTTCTGTCATTTCCCAATCATCTCCAAATAGCTCTTTTTCGCTTGGCCTGTTTCTTGAAAGACCTGCGAAATCACCACCCATATCATAACCCGTCTGCAACCACATTTCTGGGTTCTGAGTTAGCATTTCTATTATTGGAAGCATAGATTTTGGCATCTTCACATAGACCATCTCTTCATCGGTCATCGCCTTGCTTACGCCCCCATCACAATGCCCCCTTCCATTCTTAGAATCTTGATTATGGCACTTTTCACCAATTCTTCTTTCAACACCACAGCCGGGGCAATCTTCCCATCCACCGCCTTCACGCTCATTCATAGATTCAGCAGGTGTTTTGCCACAATGAAGGCAGTTTCCACTCATATCGGTGGTCGTGCAATCACAACCTTCTTCTTTGGTTATTTTCCAAGCTTTTTCAAAACTACTCAACCTAACATCTCCCTTATCATTTCTATTTGTTCTGGTGAAGCTCTTCTTAGCATATTTAGAAGGTCATAATCTACACCCCTCACCATAGAAGGTGGTTCATAAACATCTGAAGGTCTTGGAGTGTATGGGTTTTCTTTCGCCCAAGCTTGCATAGCCCGTTCATAGGCAGCATCGTCATCAAAAATCCCTTGTGCTTCAAGAGCTGCGACACCCTCTTCATCCATTTGCCCGCCATACGGCCAATCATCCAAGTATTCATCTTGATCTCCTTCTCTCATATAACCGCCTTTAACTCCGCCTGTTTCGCCGTATCTTCGTGAAACCAAATCACTAAGCTCTTTACCCGATCCTTGTAAGGCATCCAAATAGCTCATACCATAATCACCAGATTCATCGTCAGACATTCCCATAGCCATACTAACTATGTGTTGAATCATCCTCCTTTCTTCTTCATCATGCTCTTGACCCATTTTTACTATGGGCCAAGATTTATCAAACGCATCGACCATGTAATTTGACCTATGAAGGACAATAGATTTTAACAGTTCACTAAATATCGTTATAAAATCCTAAGCTTTGGCGTAATTTTAACTTTTCTTTGTGATCTCTTAGCAATTCAATAGCTCTTTCGATATTGATTTCGTTTGTTTCTCGGTTTCTAGCTTGATTTAGAAGCATATTCCAATCTTCTTTTACTTTGCCTCTAATTTGGTGTCCTTTCTTTGAACCTCTTGACCTATTCAAAGCTTCAAAATAATAAGATTCTATTGCGGTATCTAAATCATCAAAAGGACCCGAATAATTATCGGTGGCCGACCTTGCATCAGTAGCATTAACAAAACCACCACAGTTTGGGCAAAAACCAAGCTCATCAAGCACACCAAGTTTTGATGAGCCACTAATTGGGATTCTTTTTGCTTGACCTATACTCATTAGAGAACCACCACAGTTAGTGCAATTAAAACCCCATTTGTTAGACCATTCATCCGTCAAGTGTATTCCTCCTTGCGTTTTCTCTTGCCCTAAGCCCCATAGATACCTCAAACGGCCAAGTATTGAATGGATTTATGCCTACTTGCTCAGGATTGCGAGCTAAATCTAGTATATCGCCAACATCGGAATTGGGGTATTCGTTCAATGCCTTGAATCTCTCTTCTGGTGTTGCACCCATCGTGTGAGCTTCAGCCGCATGAGCAGCATATTCTTGAGCTGAAGTCCATTTTCTATTTACTTCTCGTTGCTTCTCTCTCGCTAACTCTTTTCTCTCGGATTCGCTCAATCCTTCGGGATATTCGCCCCTGTGCCTTGCGTATTCCCATAAATCATCAGAATGAGGCGGGCTTAGTGCCTGATGAGCTTGCTCATGGGTTAATATCTGGACTATCCTTCTAATCATCTCATCCTCGTCTGTTTTACCGCCCCAACTCGGATTATCCCATGTCATGCCGCCTAAATTGACGAATGCCTCATCATTATTCGGATCATACCCACCTGCCGTGAACATATCGGGGAATCTTCGGAGATAACGAAACTCTTTCACAATCTTTGGGTGAATGTTGCCTTCGGGGTCTGTAGCTACCCATGGCTTTTGTGATGCACTATCAATCATGCCTTCATCTACTAGCTTATTCCAATAATCAACGGTATCGTTTTCAATATTGGTAGCTCTAATCGGCAAATCCTCGCCCTCATATTCCTTCAATTCAGTTATCATTTCATTTAGCCTATCTCTTGATAGCCCCTTGCCTTTCTTATCATTAGCCATTTGAAATAGAACCATTTGCAGATATGAGCCGAGTTCGGGGTCATCATCTTCATCTACATAATTCGCATAACCTTGTGCATCACCTTGTTCTGACTCCCAAAGCATTGGGTTGTTATCACCATGCCCAATCATCCTATCCTCAGCTATATTGATTGTATCAAACTTGTAATTCTCAGCATCATCGTGCCAATCATCAGTATTGACTTGATAGGGGTGATAGATAGGCATCTTTATCAAAGGCCATTGTGCATTCCAATTATCCATAAACTCGGCCATTGTTCCGTATTTTGGATGCACGACATTATCAATATATTCTCTATCAACCCCATATAGCTGTAATTCCTTGTCGTATTTATCGGGATCGTAATAGTGATGGTTAGGGTCATTAACATCGTCTGCGTTTAACCTACCCATTAAAGCGGCAAGAGAATATGGGCAATCAAGAGTCTGCCCACCATTAGGCCCACATACTGGGCAATCCTCCCATGCACCAATACCATGAGCTAAAACATCATACTTCACCAAATCCCATGCTCGGTCAAAGGCGGTCATTCCCATGCCAACCCCCCTATCTGTTCAATTGTGCTTGGTTCAGCAAACACCCTTTCAATTCCGCTTTGGTTTATGTAAAAGAGGGGTAAAGAGGGTAATTTATGAAAAGAGGCGGCATAATCGTCTGCAATATGCAAGTGTTCGCCATATCCCAAACCCTGTTCCAATGTGGCTAAATCACTTGCCGATACATTGTTTGCTAAATCATCATAGGTTGTTTCAATTGAATTATCAATGATATAATGCAAAACCGCCACATCGTCAAAACCATTAACACAATTTCCGTAATACGGCAAACCTTGTTTCAACAAAACCCAAGCTAGGTCAAAGGCGGTCATTAGAAATCACCCGCACAGTCGCAGGGTCTTTTCCAATTAGGAGGGTAATAAGGTAAGTTTGGGTATCTGCCATAAGTGTCTTTCACCTTCTCGCAAAGCCAACACCTTTCTTTCTTAGCTACAGACCAAGCATCCTCAAACACATCACCAGAAGCTGTGAAATCACCCGAAAAGTCCTCAGATATACAAGATTCCCATTGTTCAAGCACCTTTTTCGCTGCTTGTTGTTCTATGCCCTGTGGACTATCAACATCGTCATACACAAGCCATTCCAAC